GAGTTTTCGATGTACCAACCACCAGGTCCTTGGAAGGCGTGAGAATAGATCTTCGCCCAAGGCAGGTCCTCACCATCGGGTGCGGGGAGGAAACGGATCACGGCAAAACCGTTACCAGACTTATCCAGTTCGGGTTTCCAGAGTCGTTCGTCAGCACCACCACTCTTGGTGGCACTCGTCTTCTCAATCTCCTTCACCAGTTTGGAGGTGAGGGAACCAAGAGAGGACTGTTTTTTAAGGGAAGAAAAAGACATTAGATTTGGCTTGTGTGTGAGATTTGGCTTGTGTGTACTCCGTTATTGTAGGGGATTTAGATCCCCTTGTCAATCTGTTTTTTCATGACGTTGATCATCTTTTCCATATTGGTGAAGATGACTGACATGTCCACGTTAGGTGGCATACCCATCATGACAGCTGACTTGGTGATGTTCTCTTTCATCTGGACTGCTTCGGGATCATCCGACAGACTCAGACGAGTATAGAGAATCCTTTGCTTTTCAAGCAAACGAACAAGAAGATCAACGTGCTCAGACTTCTCCTGTTGGTTCATCTGAGGAAAGCGAAAGACGCTTTCATAAATCTCTTCTTGCAGTTCTGTAATTTCGGTCATCTCTGCACGGACGACCTCTGAGTCAAAGAAACTCATTCTTCTTCGGATTCCTCCTCGGGTTCAGCGTTTGCTTCTTCAATCTGCTCCAGTGCATCGATGGCACCGAGCACTCTAAGATAGGTGTTACGCAGATTATCCATCTGCTTTTCAATTTCAACTCGTTGGTTCTTGAGATTTTCAAGAACGGTAGCATTATCAAGAGCCATGGACGATAACCTCCTTAAGAATTTTTTTGTAACGGAATACGTCAATATTTAGAAAGGGCGAATACTTGTTCATACGCATAGAAACGAAATTCCATACGGGATCCCGTAATTTTTTGTCAAAGTTAGACTTGTATCCAAGTATTCGATCCAAGATGATCAGCGTTTCCAAAGAGATTTTCTTTTGGAAGTGCTCCTTCAGAATCTTAGGATGTTGATTCTCAACAACCTCAAAGTAACTATCAAAGTCATCTCTGGTGAGGACAGATTCTACTTCCTCTTTGAAGAGATAAGACATGGATTGCATTCTCTTCTGCCATTGGCGAAACTTACCGTCGCCTTCACGAATTATATCACCAATCCAGAGAGTTTGGGGATCGTCACATGAAACAAAGTTCGCCACAAAGAAGTCCTCGATCTCTCGGTCAGGATGAGCTCGGGACATCTTCTCAAAGAAGTATCGATCCTTGCGTTTGTAAAATGAATTCAAAGTGGCACGAGACCTCCCACAATACTTGTGGTAATCATACTTGTCCTTGGTGAAGTGTTGCTTCATCGCAAGGTAAGTCTTGTAGCACTCAAACGGCATCACGTTTCAATTGAATAATAATTCTGCTGTTCTCAAAGTCTGCTTTGAAAACAAGTGGTTCATCATGAGGCCACATCAACTCTTCGTAAAGAGCATTCAGTCGCTTCATGTCTTCATATAGATCAGACTCACCGCTCATAGGGGCAACTTTGCTCGTGAACTTCTCTTAAGGAAATTGAGTTCCATGGCATTAAACTTGAGTTTCTCTTTGAGAGGTTTAGAGAGTAGTTTCGGTACTGTTTCTAACTCAATCTTATTCTCTTCGCAATACACAATGATTGCTTCGATGTAATTGATGTCGTCATTCTGAGAGACGATCTTTTCAATGTCTTGAGCGAATTTAGAAGGACATAAAAACTTTTTCTCTAGAACCTCATTGAGTTCTTTATCCATTAGAAATACTGTGGGTGACAAATTCTTTGATGTAGCGAACTAGTAATTTAATATACTCGTCTTTGTTGCGTTTGTCAAATACCTTGACCTCACCTCCTGGTGTCACCATCAGTGTGATGAGTTTCTTCACAGGAATACCTGTGAGTTCATAGTACATACAAGCATATGCAGTTTCCTGTACGAAGTAGTTTTCAAGCCACTTCTCAGGTTTGATCTTCTCAGATGTTTTGAAGTCAATAACTGCTAGTTCGCCCTCATACTCAGCAATGCAATCCACTCGACCAGCAAGACCCAGGTACTCAGAGTACAGGGTCCTCTCGATTGCATGAATGTTTTGAATCTTATCTAAGTATGGTTTGGCGTGGTGGAACATGTATTGAGTGGCAGGAAGAAAGTNNCTTCCAATCCAACTCTTCATTCATGAGGTACGCTTGCGCCGCCTCATGGAAATCCGTACCACGTGCGGTTGCCTTCTTCGTAATTCTGTTAGCTTTCTCTTCTCCAACTCGCTTTCGCCATTCGACAAAAATCTGGCGGTTATAGAAAGAAGTGACAGAAGTAATAGAAGGAACCCAGTCTCCATTCGGGACTTGATAGAGTCTACAACCTGGTGTTTCTTTTTTCTCAAGTTCAATGTCACCTAGAAAATTATGATGAATGAATGTCATATCATACCAAGAGAGTTCTTAGCGAGAATGTACTCTTTGACAAGTCCAGAACGAACGATGTCNNTCAAGTTCAAATTCAACAAGAGCAAATGATTCCATTCTAGAAATAATTTTAATGAAATCAGAGATTCCATTACGCTCATTGTTGTTTCTCAGGTCCGACTGAACGCCGTCCCCACAGAACATGATCTTGGAGTTCTCACCAACACGTGT